ACGCGCTACTACACAGACGACTGGGATTCATTCAAGCAGTTTGTTGTACAGCACGACGCATTAGATTTGTTTGAGAAGCGCATTGCGCAGAAGAACATGTCTATGTTTTTAGAAGAAAACCCCGGTGTAGTACCCGCTGGGCTTAACTCGATGTCTGAGTATGCAGTAACAGTTCGTAAACCAACTAAATGAAGGAAAGTAACATGGGCGAAATTGCCAAATTTAATCCTGCACAAACCCCCGCTTTTGCTCGCAAAGGCGAATTATCAACCCTCGCTAAAAGCCTCGCAGGTGGCGGAGTAGGTGGCGGTGGAAAACGTATCTCTATCAAAGGCGGTGTATTCCGTTTGATGGCAGATGGTAAAGAGATTACCTCGATTGACGATCGTCATCTCGATGTAGTTGTTGTTAATGCGGCGCCAAAGATCAGCCGTACCTATTATGAGGGTACGTATGAAGAGGGTGTAGCCAAGGCACCTGATTGTTGGTCTGCTGATGGTGAGAAGCCTGACGCAAGTATTGAAAGCCCACAAGCGCACGACTGTGCATCTTGCCCAATGAACGTCAAAGGTTCAGGTCAAGGCGAATCCAAGGCTTGCCGTTTCTCCCAACGCCTTGCAGTAGTTCTTGCTAATGACATCGGCGGTGATGTAATGCAGTTAACCCTAGCCGCTACCTCAATCTTCGGCAAAGAAGAAGGCGATAAGCGCCCACTACAAGCCTACGCAAGATACCTTGCGGCTCAAAATATTAGCCCTGAGACACTTGTAACCCGTCTACGCTTTGATACCAAAGCCGCAGTACCCAAGTTATTCTTCCAACCAGTTCGTTGGTTAGAAGACGACGAGTACGAGATTGCTGTTGAGAAAGGGCAGTCTACAAGCGCTAAACAAGCCATTACCATGACGGTGGCTAAAGCAACTGACAAGCCACTACAACTTGAAGGCGCAAAGCCAACGGCTAAAGCCAAGGTTGCAACAGTTGAAGTAGAAACTGATGATGGTGTAGATGAGCCTGAGAAGCGTAAGCCTGCAGTAAAAGCAAGCGCAGTTCCGCAGAAGAAAGCTAGTAGCTTAGCTTCTACCGTATCTGAGTGGGACGACGAGTAAAAATAGGGGGGCTAAGCCCCCCACTAACTTAAAATATCATGGCTTATTCAGAAGAAATTAAACAAACGACAAAACAAGCGCCTAAGTCTTTGGGAAACCAACTTGGGCGATGGGCTATTCATTTGGACTTTCCTGTCATTGAAATAGCTAAATACACAGGCGCAACAAGGCAAACGGTTTATAACTGGTTTAAAGGAAGCGATGTCACACCTTCATACAGAAATAGCGTTGGTTCTTTGTTGAACATCTTATCCACAAGTCATTCAGCAGAAGAGGCACTCAGAAAATGCTACAAATAAATCCAACGTCATTGTCTAACAGAGAACTAGTTGAATATGCCGAACGCCATTTTTACAAGAATGGTCTGCCTACCGAATGGCAACTTGAACTAATCAAACGCTTTAACTCAATTATCAACAACTAACCAAGGGGTAACACATGGCGTCGCAGGAATTCCTAGCGACTGTGCTACCGTCTTCGGGTTTTTATTGCACCGTTGAGATAAGCACAGTAAAAAGAGAGCACGTGTTTGTCGACACAATCGACGAACTGTATAGTGCTGCCATGGCGTTTGACGCAAAGGGATACAACGCATTTTTTGCGCTTGCATCATTTAGTGCTAAAGAACGTAAGGCAGAATACGCAGTAAAGATTAAGTCGCTATTCTTGGATATTGATTGTGGACAAGGAAAAGAGTATCCCAACAAAGCCGAGGCGGCTAAGGCATTAGATTCATTTATAACAGAAAGCAACCTTGCGCAGTTAGGTTCGCCTTGGATTATTTCTAGTGGCGGGGGTCTGCACGTATACTGGCCTTTTACCGAAGAAGTAACCATTGAGGCTTGGAAACCTGTTGCAGAGAACCTCAAACGGCTTTGTAGGAAACAAGGCTTTAAGATTGATGCCGCAGTTACAGGGGATGCGGCTAGGGTGCTTCGTGTACCTGATACCCACAACTACAAGCAAGAGAAGCCACGCAAAGTAACTATTAAGCATAAAGGCGACGTATTTGATTTTGAGACGCTTTCTACGACCCTGAGAGAGTTAATTGGGCAGTCAGCATATGAAGCCCTACCTGCGCTACAAATCCCCGGAAAACGCCCAAAAGCCGCCCCTAACGCTAATAGCATAAAGCTAATAGAAAACAGCATTACGTTGTTTAAAACTATCGGCGATAAATGTGGGCAGATTAATTACTATCGTGAGAACGCTAGTAAGGACGGCATGGAGCCCTTGTGGCGGGGCATCCTTAGCATAGCTAAATACTGCGAAGATGGAGAAGAAGAGGGCTTGGCAATATCAGCCATGCACCCCTACGATAACGTACGCCATGCAGAGAAGTGGAACGCTATCAAAGGTCCTTATGGGTGCCTTAAGTTTGACGAAGCAAACCCCGGAATCTGCGAGAAATGCCCACACTTTAGCAAGATAACCAACCCCCTAGCGTTAGGGCGTGAGATCAAGGTTGATAACGCTCCTAAGGAAGTCGTTGTAGAACAGGCTGAAGATACACCAGAAGCTGAGGTAAAAACCATAACCCGCCCCACACCGCCTAAAAACTACAGCTACGGCGCTAACGGCGGTATTTTTATGGACAAAATGCTTGAAGACGAAGACGGCAAGAAATCACGCAAGCAAGTCATGTTATTACCCTACGACCTGTTTGCGCTAGACATTCTTAATAACGAAGGCGATCACTTAGTACATATGGTTGCCATGCGCCCCGAAGGAGCTGTTGACATATTGCTTCCTCAGAAATCTGTTGTCAGTAAAGACGAAACAGTAAAAGCTTTGGCTAATCAAAACATACTTGCCTCGTATGGGGCAGGCAACGATAAAAACCTGTTTGAGTATGTACGTGGTTGCGTAGAGTTTGTTAGTGCTAATAAACGTGCTATTAAAGTACCTACTAACTGCGGGTGGCAAGAAGACAAATCGTTTGTGTACAACAGCACCGTCTTTCACGAAGGTGGCAAAGAAGTGTACGTACCAACCCCTGCTTTGGATAATATCAACAAAGCAACCAAACCAACAGGCACGATTGAGAACTGGCGCAAGGTCTTCAATATGCTGATTGCCAAGGAAGAATGGGCTTTGCTAGCCATGGCACTTGTTGGACCTGCATCGTTGCTCATGAACTTTACCAAGTTCAATGGTTGCGTTTACCACCTTGGCTCTTCCGAATCAGGTACAGGTAAGTCATTGACGCTTGAGTTAGCGGCTAGTTTCTTTGGACACCCAGAGCGCTATCGTGTAACCCAAAGCACCTCAATCGTAGCGTCCCAACAACGTCAGGGTTTGCTTAACAGTTTGCCGTTCATTATCGATGAGACAACCAGTAAGAGTCGTGACGACTTTGAGTGGCTACCTGAGTTCTTGCTAGACCTGACACAAGGTAAGGGCAAAGACCGCATGAAACAGGGCACCAACGAAGAGCGTGTTAATAACTCTATGTGGCAACTGCTTGTGCTTTTATCGTCAAACACCCACGTCATGGACTTCTTGTCAGGCGCTCGTAAGCATGCGTCTCAAGGCGAAATGTTCCGTTTGCTTGAGTTAAAGATGAACAAAAAGCTAAAGTGGGCACATGATGAAGCCAAGACTTTGGGTCTGCTTAAAGACAACTACGGCGTTGTAGGACGTGAATTAATTAGATGGCTTGTGTCTAACCGTGAGACCGCTAGAAATCTTTATCTTGAAGTGCATGAGCGTGTTAAAGAAGAGTTCCAAGCTAACGACGACGAGCGGTATTGGACTGCCGGCAACGCTTGTATCATCACCATGATTCAGTTGCTAGGTAAAAAGTATGCCAACCTAATTGATATTCCAATCAACCCAATCGTTGAAGTATTACGGGGTATGGTAGTAAGCGCTCGTTCCACGATATATGGTAGCCGCAGAAACGCTGAAGACATCTTAAACGCCTACACACGTGAGCACTATGGTAAGTTTGTGGTTGTTAAAATAGTAGATGGGGTGCAGAGTGCCATGCTTGGTAGCGGTGGGGAGATTGATCAGTCTATTACCCGAACAAGCGTAGCCGGTCGAGTTGAACACGGCTTTACCCCGGGGCACATTAACTACTACATTGAGATACAGCTAATCAAGGCGCACTGTGTGGCTATGAGTTACGGCTACTCGGACTTTAAAGAACAACTTGAAAAGCTACC